AACTATATCATTTGCTGATCCATCACTTGTAATTCCATAAGTAGTTGCAGTAACTGTTCCTGTACTTAATGAAGTAGGAACATTTGTATCTTTAGCTGTATTAAGTCCTATGGCTGTGTCCATAGTCTCAATCTTATCTCTTATTGCATTTTTTGTAGCTGAATCTGTATTTAAATCCCAACTTGTTGCATTATAAGCAGTATCATCTGTTGCTACATTAGTAACATTATCTAAAGATAAATCAGATTTAACCTCTGTATAGCTTCTTCCTTCAATATTAGTTCCATTTACAAACTTAGCAAAATCGTTATCTACTGGTGTTCCTGATGTTGAAACATTACCACCTCCTGATGGTGTAGAATAAGATCCATTTGCATTTAAAAATTTAGTTGTTGTACCATCTCCTTTTGGTGCATATCCGTGTTTAGTCGTTGATACGTCATTAGTAGTATTGTCTGCTAATACTTGCATTGTTTCAGTTACCTTTCCTGCTCCAATAGTTAAAGCTTCATCACCTGTTACATCTCCTGTATGGGTAGCATTTGTAACCTTTAATGTATTAGCTGAAACAGCAGAGATATTTATTCCACTATCTTTAATTATTTTTCCAGTAGTAGAATTATAAACTGCTATATTTTCATCTACAGCAGTTCCTGGTCCTACTACATCTCCTACTCCTGAAATACCAGTCAAATTACTTCCATCACCATAATAAACAGTATCAGCCTTTCCGATACTTAATGTTTCATCTCTTGGAACAACAGTAGTTCCATCTATTTTCATTACTGGTAACTTACTAATAGTGTTTTTCATATTACAAATTTCCTTTTAGGTTTTTCTTCTCCTTCTGCTAATGGATTAGGAAATTGAAAGTTAATAGGCCTTTTTAAATCTGTTCTTAATTCTCCTAGAGCATCAGTTAGTTCTTGCTTTGTTATAGCAAATTCATTACTGATAGCTGAGTTTGATCCTTTAGATAAATCAGAAATAGTCTTACTTAGGTTCTGCATAGCCTCTTCTAATCTTTCATAATTAAACTTCTCAGGTTCTGGGAACTTAATTTCTTTTATAGCACTTAATGCAGGAGACAAATCTAATTTCTCCTGTTCAGGAATGTTAATAGAGTCTATTGCTCTGAGTACAGATTTAATATCAGCTTCCTTTTGTTTAGGGAACTTAATCTTAGGTATCTTGGTCTCAGGGATATTACTAACAGCTTTATTAATCATTGTTTCTATCTTTTTATAATCAACGTCTGCTGTATATCCTCCTCCACTTCCATTTCCATAGATAGGATTATATCTCTCCTGTATTAAATACTGGATTTGTTCAACAGAATACAATGCACTTTCAGTTGAGTATCCTGAATCTGTATAAACTCTAGAAGTTGCTATGATGTAAGTTCCATTACCAGAAACATCTGAACCAGCCTGCCAACTTTTACTAAACCTTTGGTCTCCTTTATCAGTAAGATTAACTGTATCTAAAAGGACATCAGTCTTTGCATTTCTGATTTTAACTTGAACATAATATGTATCAGTATCAGTTGGATCACTTATTTGTCTAACAAGAGCAAAATACTCTCTAGGGTTTATTCTAATCATAAGTATTTAATTTTTTATTTCTCTATAATTGTCAAAGTAGTTGTTGCAGCTGAAATTCCATAGACTTGACCTATATATAGGTTATTTGTTCCTATTTCATAACAATCACCGACTCCTAAATTAACTCCTTCACTAACTGCAACTGAAGTTGTTGCTGATGCTAGATGAAGATATGCAATGTTTGTAGTGTCATCATTACAGATTAAGCTATATACTCTTGCTGTATTTGGTGATAATACGCTTGTAACAACACTAGGGTTTAAAGCAACACTAGAATTAGTTACACCAGATTGAATCACAACCATTTCAGAATAACCGAATGTAGCTGGTTGTTTCATTTTTTTGTTTACTGCAACTCCTAGTAAAACTATGATTGCAATAATTAATATGTATAATAATTTTTTCATTTTGTTTAATTTAATTTATTAGGCTTTCACCCTCCCCAATTAAGGGGAGAGTAAAAACATTAATTACTGACAAATTGCTGGTTGAGTCGTTGAAGCAGTAATTGTAGATCCACTAGCTATGATATACACAGGTGTTGCAGTAGCACTTCCTGAATCCCCAAGTATTAGGCATCCAGTTCCTACTCCATCTGCTGTGCTACCAATTTGTATAGTAGAACTAGCTGTATTACTTACTTTTAACTCATCTGATAATGTGGTAACTCCTGTAACACTCAATGTGCTTGAATATGCTCCAGTAGTTCCACTCACAGCTCCAACATAGTTACCTGAACTATCAATAACCTCAGTTCCTTGCACAGCTATTCCTGCATCAAAAGATTCCTGAATATTATGAATCAAGCCTCCTAGAGGTTGGCTTCCATTACTAACAGCAACTCCAATAATTAAACCTAAAACCAAAGCTCCAGTTAGAGCAAAGATTTCTATTTTCTTCATTTTAATCATTTTTGTTTAATTTGAGGGGATAAGAGGATTCCTATCCCCAGTTAATAATGTTTAGAAAGCGTCAGATCTAATTTGAACATCAACTAATTGGTCATCTCCTTCATCAAAGGTCTTGATTCCAAATAGAGTCCAAGTTACATAATCCTTACCAATATATCCAGATCTGTCCTTAATCACTAGATTAGGAAGTTTCTGAATAACAAGGTCAATAGGATTTCCTTGACCAAACAAGTTATGTTGAACTTGAAGTGTAGTTGTCCAAATGTCAGCTGCAGCAGTAATAACTTCTGAAACAGCGATGTAAGATTTTCCAGTTGTCTTTAAAGTCATATATGTTCCTCCATCAGTAGCAACAATGTTCTTTAACAATACTTGATTAGCAGCTGAAACAGCTACAAATCCAGCATCAGTACCAGAAGCAACAGTTGTTCCAGGAGTGTTGATAGCAGCTACTAATGAATTAAGAGTGTTTTCTTGGTCAGAACAAATGTGAATTGTTCCAGCAACAGTTCCTAAAGTATCTTTGAAGTTAAATACAACTCCATTAATAGTAATAGTATCGCCATCTGCGAAAATTGTTCCATTCTCTAATCTAGCACTATGTCCTAGTGAGTTAGAAGAGTATAGATCAAATCCCATAAACTTACCGATATGTCCATTCTTACCAGTAGTGTCTCCAAGAGCAGATTCTTTTCCTCCTAAATATTCAAGTAACATTTGTCTGAATTCTGGTGATACTACTCCCCATCTTCCATTATCTTCAATATTTAAGGCACTCAATTTTCTACTAGCATTGGTAAACACTTTCATTACATTAGATGTAGAAAGAGTTAAACCATTTCCAGCAGTTCCTCCAAGATCCCCATCATCAACTGATGATGCAGCTTGATCATATTCACCGAAAACTTGTCCATCAATTTGATTACTCAATTTGACAGCAGCGTCATCAGCCCAGATGTTAGCTTCTCTGTAATTACTTTGAATTACATCAGGATCTCTTAGATAGAAAGATACTTCTTTCTCTTGATTAATCACTAGTGATTCATCAGTTGTAGAAATATCTTGTCTTGTGTAACTACCCTCAGACCCAAGAGTATTTACAGATACATTTGATCTGTAAGGTCTGTGGACAGTATCACCATTTTTAAGCATAGCTTTCTCTTCGAAGCTAGCAATTTTTCTGTATACATCAGTTCTCTCGTGTTTTCTTTGCATTCTACGAGACCAGTATTCAGCAAAATTTGGTGTTAAACTATTAGCCATTTTCTTTATTTAATTGGTTATTAATCTTTGACAGTTTTGCCATTCCTTTGAATAGCATACTTGGATTGAGAGCCTGCCATATATTCGGATGCTTTATCAAATTCAGAGTCAGAAGCGTTCTTCCAGTCCTCATTTGTCCAGTCCTCATACTTTACAACATTACCTCTCTTTCCAGTCTTAGAAGATTCAGCACTTTTCTTTCCCTTTTTAGGTTCACCTTTAAATTTGTCAAACTCGGCAAATCTAATGATTTTCTTCAAAGGAACTTTGGCATACTCTTCTGTGAACGCGAGTTCCTTCAATAGCTTTTTAGCTTCATCTAGGTTCTCTTTCTTTATACTATCTAGAGTAGCAATATCACTTTTAAATTCATTATCAAATGCTTCTAGTTCCTTAGCTTCAGCTTGTGCTGATGCTAAATTATCTAGTTGCTTTGTAATTCCTTCATCAGGTTTAATGTTACTTCCGACAGCCTCAATTAAGTCGGTAATTAATCCCTCTTCAACTCCATACTTATCAGCTAGAGTTTTAGCCTTATCAGTTTGTTCAACTGTAGGCTTGGATTTAGCTTCTTTAAGTTCCTGCTCGATAGCATTATACTTTTTCTGCCATTCCTTCTCTTTGATCTTATGCTTGTAAATAGGCATTACTTTAGGAGTTCTAGAAACCTTAGCTTCTTCTACCTCCTCTTTTTCCTCCTTATCATCAGTAGTCTCATCTTTTTTGTCCTCTTCTGATTCCTCTTCTTCAGATTCCTCTTCAGAGTCCTTATCAGATTCCTCTTCTGACTCTTCAGCTTCTTCTTTGGGTTCTTCTGTAGTCTCTTCAACCTTAGTTTCTTCCTCAGCTTTAGCCTTATCTTCCTCAATCTCATCCATTATCTTTTGTGATTCTTCATCAGGGGCGTCAATGGTTACCTCTTTTTTTTCTTCAGCCATATTTGTTTACGCACTTGGTCAAGTGCAAGTTTTATTTATTATTAATTAAATGGGCGACTAAACCTCTTTGTGGTGATTTTACTGTTCACTCAACAGTTGTACTTGATAGCACTATGGTTGTTCCGATTAGTTAGGGTTCAGAACAACTAGAGTGCCATCAATGAATTAATTATTTAGCAGGAACTATTTTTCTACTTGGATCTTTAGAAGCTAGCTCTTCAGCCATTTTCTTAAAACTCTTTCCGTGTAACTCTTCACTAAAGACTCTAGTAGTAGAACCTCCTACAGTAACACCGATAGCTTTAGGTTTAACTTCTTTCTTAACTTCTTTCTTAACTTCTTTTTTTGCCATAATATTTGTTTGGTTGTTAAAGACCTTTAGTTACTTAATCCACTATCAATTTGTTTTTCAATATTAGATAGAGATGAATCAACTCCATCAAAGATGTTAATGAACCATCTCCAACATTCTCTTTCTCTTCTAATAGCTTTCTTCTCTTCAGGTTTGTCATCTAGTGTTTTATCTTCTGATAATGCTACTGTGCAAGCCTTTTCCTTTCTAACCATTTCAGTCATTAGCTGTTTCATTCCTAGATTGTTCTTCAAATCCTTGATTGCTAGGTTCTTTCTGATAGTTTTACCCCATTCTCTAATAGTATTTTGAGCTCCTACTGGATCAAAGACACTTGGACCAGAGAATTCTTGTTCTAATCTCTCTAACTTCTCTAATATATCTGGTGTATTCATCATATTGCTGGTTTTTCTTGAAGATTAATATCTCCTCCTGGAGCAATAGCTCTTGGAGTATTTAGACCTTGAGGTGTTTCAGGTTGAAGTTCTTCCTCTCTAGGTTGCAATAATGCTTGCATCTTAGCTTCTCTCATCATATTCTCCCCTGCAATCTTAACGTGAGCTCTAGCATAAGCCATCATCTGGTCATACCATTCTTTCTTTTGTTTAGTTTTCTTCTCTCCTTCCTTCTTAGCAAAGTTAATGTTATCTGTTGCATAATCAATTATGTATTTAATAAAGGCTGTATTAGCTCCTCTATTTATTGCTGGTTCTCTACCCTGAAGTATATCTTGAATAGATTGTTCGGCTTCAGAGAACAGTTCAATGTTTCCTTCATTTTCAGTATCAGTAGCCATCTTAATATCAGCTTCATCGTATCCTCCATTTGATAGAATCTCTTTAGTAAGCCAGTTAGGATTAACTGCTCCTGCTAAATTAGGATTGTTTTGAATGTTTGCTATAGCTTCTTTCTTCTTAGCAGATTGAACTTCATTAAGTTTCTCCTCTGAAGAACCTCCTTTAACCATAATATCAAACTCTGTAATTGGTCTTAAATCTTCTTTAGTTAGCTCATCCCATTCAATTCCTCTTGATCCTAGCATCTTAATAGCCATAGCTTCGTTAAGATGTTCCTGAAGTCCTTGCCAGTATCTTTCTCCTTTCTGAGCCCAAGCCTCTTTATAAGATTTATTATATAGTCCTAATCTATCAGCTATCTGTTGTAAGTTACCGAAGTAAACTCCAACCTTCATATCGTCATCAGCTGCTCCTTGAATATCTGAGGTAACTCCAGTCTTTCTTCCTAAAAAGTTATCAATCAAAGAGATTAAATCAATAGTTCCATCAATCCCTTCAGTCTTAAACTCATAGACTCCTTGTTGAATACTCTTACCTTCTTGAGGTCTAAACTCAATGATTCCATCTGGTCTATACTCTAATTGAGTAGGATCAGGAATCATACTCATATCATATCCTCTCATTCCTGCATTAATCTTTTCTCTGTTGTTTATTACTTGAGTAAATAGAATATCCATTAATTCACAAAGAGGTCTAGCATCATCTGCTGGAGCTTTACTCCAAAAGATAGCTGAGTCAGGGTTAGTAGCCCAAGATACGAATGGCCATTTATCTCCTTCAAATACTTCTTTAAGTTCAGCTGCTTTAACCCATACTCCAGTTTCATAGTCAAATAAAAGGTAATATCTTTTACCTTCAAATGTCATATACCATTCAATAAGTCTAAATGTAGGAACTCCTACATAAGTATGATCCTCAGCATTAAGCCCTAATCCTGCAAATCTATCGCCTGATGTCTTATATAAGTCTTGATTCTTCTTATGATTCTCGTCATTAACAGCACTAAATAGCTTATTTACTTGATTCTGGTCGTAATCTTCACCATTCTTTAGCTCGTGTTTAGTTTTCCAAATGTCAGTTTGCCCCATAAACTCGTGATTCTCTAGTTCTGAACCTCCTTTTGGTTCACAAAGGAAGTTATTATGGTCAATAACCTCTAGGTTTGATTTGTATTTAGGATCTGATTCAGCGAAATACTTAGATATTCCTCTACCTGAGAACAAAGCTAACTTCTTTTCAGTCCTATCTTTCAATCCCCAGTTACCTTTATTAACTGAACTATCTATCTTCCAGGCACTAGTAACCTTCTTAGCTCTCTTGTAATCAGCTAAATCAGTATAACCAAACTCAACGACAGGAGCGTCGTCTATCTTAGAGAGTAAAGTATCTATGAAACCTGACATAACAGGTAGGTTTATAACAAAACCTCCTCTGAGACTCTTTCTTTTCTTAATATAATAGTATTCCTCATTTGCAGCTATCTCTTCCATTCTTTTCTTTTGGAACTTAGATGCTGTATCTATTTGTTGTATCGCTATTGTAACGAGTTTGTTTCCTTTAGATGCTTTTAGATTTTCCATATTTGTTTAAATAAAAAGCGAGCAAGCTATCTCAAAAAAGAGATTAAACTTACTCGCTGTGGTTGTCCACTAGTAGAGTGATTATTATTAAATTTTTGAACTTATATCATTTTAACCTGTATATTAGTTTGTGTCAAGAGTTATATCCTCATCTATGTTTCCATCAAAGACAGTCGTTGGTTCTTTCTCAATTACCTTCTGTGGTTGTCCTGAATGAATTACTAGCTCTACCATACCAAATCTAAACTTATTCCTCATAAAGATAATAAGCTGTAACTCTTTCTTTGTGATATTGTAAGGGATCTTAGGTTTGGGATTCAAAGGGAGACTCATACTTTGGTTGTTTATATGCTTTCCTAGTATCAGGAGCTTCAGCTAATTGTAGCTGATAAGCAGTTGCATCACAATTACTAACTAATATTCTATTAGCATAGTAAACCCCATCATCTTCAACCTTTATGTTATATACTTCTCTTATAATAGTTTGGGTGGTTCTTTCTCCATTCTCTTGAATGGAATCTACTATTACATTTTCTACTACAGAACCTTGAATTACTTGTCCTGGTTTTAAATCTTGCATTACATTCTGGGCATATTTTGCTGAATACTTTCTTAAACAATGACTCCTTTGTATGTTCACTATGCCATTTCTTTCCTTCTTCTGATTTATGCCATTCTTTTGTGAGTGATCTAATTCTATTGAGATGTTGCTTGTTCCTTTCAACAAACTCTGGGTCTTCCATATTCCTCTTATGATGCTCTGATAAATGTTTCCCAGCTTCCAAGCACTCCAAATTACTAATATCATTGTTAAATGTATTACCATCTTTGTGATGAACACAGTAGCCTTTTTGAACTGTCTTTTTGTTATGAAACTCCCAAATTGCAACGTGAAGTCCTTTAGGATTTTTTCTTCCTTTATTTGTATTTGATTTACTAAGATAATACTTTCTCTTCCCTCCCATAAGTCCGTATTCCTTTCCATTGAATATAATAATTGTTTGTATTTCCATATAAGTTGATTTTTAAAACTAAATATACTTACATTGTAAGCTATTGAGTCCAACTTGTCAAAGGAATTACCATTGAATACTCTATGTCCTGGAGTTCCTGTTAAACCTACATTACTTATAACTTCTTGTCTTCCAGTAGAACCAGACCATAATACTTTCTTAATTCCTGATGGAGTTATAACTCTATTTCCAACCTTAATGTCTTTTATCTTAACATCTCCTTTTATTGTTGAGACTAAAGTATCTCCAACTAAACAGACATCATCGTGAACTCCTTTAGGAAACCTAGCTAATTCTAACTCTAAATCATTACATTCACCCTCAATATGGAAGATAGAACCTGAACTATAACGAGGTATTAGTCCTCTAATCCTTAATTCTTTAGCTTGTTGGTTATGTTTTAAGGTCTTAACAGTCAAGAACTTGTTCCTTTTCTTCATCTCATCGGCTAGGAAGGGCTTGATAACAGTATCATAAGCTCCTTCTTCTATCCCAAAGCACTCAGGATTATAGTCATCGTGTATCTTAAACATCAAGTTAATCAATTCTTTAGGATTCACTTTGACTCCAAAGGACTTAAAGTTCCAGTTGTTCTCTTTATCTACAAAGTTAATTGTAATACCTATGTTATCTGACTTACCTCTTAAAGCATAAGCTGGATCTATGGTAACAAAGTTCCTTGTGCTTAGTTTAAGGACTTCAGCCATAGGTCTTGAGTGAAACCATTGTTCTTTAAACTCTCTGCTAGCCTCATCAACTGGATTCTGTTGGTATAAAGCAGAGAATTCATAAGGCCCTAAGTCCTCTTTTCTTCTTTCAAGTATCTCTAAAGGGTATTTAGCAGGCCATAATGCCTCACCTTTCTTTCTATTCTCTTCATCTTCTTCAGCTATTGCAGGTAACTTAATGATAATCCATTCATCTAATCTACCATTTGCCTCAGCATCTTTAAGTATCTTTCCAATCAAATCATCATCGTGCCATCTAGTAGCAATCACAATCAAAGCTCCATTACCTTCTTCTCTAGTTAAGAATGTTGATTTATACCATTTCCATTGACTCTCTCTGATAACTTCTGAATCAGCATCTTGCCTATTCTTCAAAGGATCATCAATGATACCAAGTTTATATCCTCTACCTGTAACTGGGCCACCAATACCAACAGCTGTATATCCTCCTTTAGATTCAGTAAGCCACCTAGACTTCGCTTGAGAATCAGCTCTTAGTCTAGTATTGAAAACTGCCTGATAGTTCTGACTATTCATTAGGTCTCTTGTAGATTGTCCAAAGTCAGTAGCTAGGTCTTGAGAATAACTGGCTAAAATAATTGGTAAAGAAGGATCTTTACCTAATACCCAGGAAGGAAATTTGATTGAAGTCTCATCACTCTTTCCGTGTCTTGGAGGAAGCTCTAGGATAATTCTTACCCTTTCATTCCTTGTAATCTTTTCATAAGTCTCCTGAAGAGCTTCAGCTATAACCCTATGATGCCAGCTAACTTCATAGTTCTTATCAACTATTACACAATAGTCTATGAAATTATCATTCGCCAGCTTCTTCGCTAAGAGAGTCTTTTGCTCCTCTAGCGATAGATTCAGCAAGTTGTTTGACTTGTTGGTCATTTAGTTCTACATTATTGTTAATCTCTCCTTCAAGCTTAAACCCTTGCTTTGGCATACCATCTATATATTGAACTATCTTTTCTAATGCTTTAAAATCTTTTTTACTCTTAGCTTGCTCTAACCAAATCTCAACTAACTCTTCTCCGAGTTCTTTTCCTCCTTTCTCTACAGCCTCAGATAACTTTCTTTTTAAAATGGTAACCAAACTATAAGTTCCTTTCGGTCTTCCATCTTTATTCCCTTTCCATTCTTTACCTGACTTATACAAATAGGGGTTTTTCACTTTTTTTACAGTTACTTCTGTTTCTTTATCTTTAGCCATACCTATTTATATTTTAACATTAACTTTAATATATTTAGTTCTTCTTTCTTCTTAGATATTTTAACAT